GATTTAGAAATAAGCAAAGTCGATATTTGTCGTTCACTCGCTATAAAGACGATCATAGATGATAACACACACATATGTCGCGAGTGCAAAAAAGATGGTATGAAAGCGTACAATTTCATAGGATACGAAGAAGTATATCCATGGTGTGAACAATCGGACATGTCGATGTACGGGTGGAAGTAATATAAAAGATGGAACCGAATGATAGGCAGGAACAAATATGGCTTCATATGGTATCATCGGTGTGAATCCGGATAGCCTTAAGGTTATACGTGATATGCAACAATTCAAAAGTGTACACGTACACGATAAGTATAAAACCTCACTCAAACCATTTAAAAATGTAAAAATGTATCCAAACGTTGCGGATCTGACTGTAAACATGGATATGCCGCGAACCATCGCGACGTTTGTAAATCCGGATGACTACGAACACGAACGAACCATGGATCAACTCATTGAATGGTGCGACAAAGAAGACACCATCGTAAACATGAACATGGAAAATTTCAAGACGAGTGAATTACACGCGGAAAAATGCAAAGACAAGGGTATACACTACATGGCTGGTGGTGTATCCGATAAACTTTTGATCATAGATGGTCCGAAAGACATCGTCGACGCACAAGAAATTTTCTTTCGAACATTCGCTAAAAAACTCACACACGTTGGCGAGGATCCGGGTTCTGGTCATTTGATTAAATCCGTACACGAAGCAGTGGAATGTACATTATATCAAGTGTACGCAGATATCTATGCATATTTCAATCAAGATGCATCAATCATAAACATACTGAATGAACTACGAAAAACTGATGTAAATGGTCCAATTTTAAAACACACTATAAATCGAATGTATACCGCACCACAGTACGAAGACATCGCACGCGAAAATTTGAGATCCACGTGGTGCTCTATTCAGGCATTAAATACGGGTGTGTGTGTGCCCATACTGCAGTCAAACGCAAACGCACGCTCAATGAGTCGAGATTTGAAGTTGACTGAAACGTCACAAGTGTTCAACAAATTTACCGACAATTTGGTCGCGTTACAAACCACGCGTTTTATGTATGCGATGGTATACATCGAAGCCACGCGAGCGTGTCCACAACTTAAAAGTTGCATAGAATCGAGTGCGCTCGAGTGTGACATGTTCAAAGAATCAAACCCATATGAGGTCTTACAAGAGACTGCACTCTATGCGAAGACCTTTTCTATTCATTGTATGCACGCAGGTATACCGTGTCCGTCTATTCAGGCCGCGTTATGCGAATATTATTTTTGGACTCAAACGAAAACTTCTATGAATTTCATCGCATCTCTGCGCATATAATTTTATATATATAAATTAAGCATGTTTATTGTAATATTTCTAATCGCTATACTTATACTCACAAAACATATATTAAATGCACCTCGTGTAGAATATAAGTCATACATGTTGACAACTGACCCCAATGAAAAACGTGCACGTAATTTCATAGACACATACGATCACACCGTACCTTTAGAAATAGTACAGGGACCCGATACTCGAACACCCGAATCCGCAAAAAAGTTTTCTAAATTCGTAGAACCTAAATATTACAGACAAGCTCTCAAATTATATTACGATAAAAACGCGGTGAGACCAAACATAACATATTTTAATTTAGGAGCCATAGGTTGTTATGCAGGTCACATGAACATATACGATAGATGTTTCAAATCCAAAGAAAAATATGCACTCGTGTTTGAAGATAATGTCATCATCACACACCACAAATTTTTTGATGAAGTTCAAGAAGTGATAAACGAATTGGGTGATAACTTCGAATTATGCTTTTTTCATTGCCTATCGCGATACCCCGCATCGGAAAAAAATAGAAGTGGGTTGGAACTCGTAAAATGGATATCTAGCACTAAATGTTATCTAATTCACGTTGAAAATATGAAAAAATATACGAAATATTTTGAAATCATGGATAATCACATCGACATGAAACACGAAGATTTGATTTTTGAAGGTGCACGTATTTATTATAAAGATCTAAGACACTGTATGCTCATAGACAGATCGCATGCGAGTACAATAGGACACAGTGATTGGAATGACAAGCAATTCTTTTCGAAGAGATATCCGGATGCGACCGTGGACCTCCTAGAGAAGGGCTATTAATTTTTTTGTACCATGAACATAAGATGGTAATCGCTGTACTTATAAATGAAAAAGTTGACGACATACACGAAATAAACGTAGACCTATCGCCCGATAAAAACGAAATATACAAGATACTCAGGGGAAATGCAACTTTTATCGGGCAATGGGAAGACGAACTTGTAGTAATATTAAAATGTAAGGAATCACCATTTAAATTACATAAAAACGAAAATGTATTACCTAGACCATTCTCTAACATGGAAATTGATGGAAGAATATTGCTCATACGAATGGACGCTGATTCGGAGCCACAAGATTTTGTGATAGAAGAATATCAAAAAATGTTGGAGGAAACTTCGCATAAAACAAGAACTCTCACTTCCAAGGTACATCCTGTGGTCTAAACCGACACGCACTCTTGAGAAACTCAACGAATAATTCAAAATCTTTCTTTGGATCTTCGAGATTGTCGATGGAATCGAGTACTTTTCCAACGTATGCATTGTATTTTAAATGACCACCGTGGTGTGTTAACCTATTTTGCCTGAGTCCAGGTGTTATATATCTGGGCATCATGATTATGTTTTTGCCATCATTCACATCGTATCTGAGAAACTTAACGACTGGATGCCTGTTAAATTGGCGTGGTATGACGTGATGATCTTCTATATTTTTTATACCCATGCGCATTTTAAAATTGCGTCGTAAAATGGAACCATATCTCATACTATTCTCTTGGATAACTTCTTCACCGAGACGCATGAGTGAATCTTCGAGTTCATCGACTTCGTACCACGCGTCGTAACACTCACGACACGAGTCTTCCTCTGCGCATATTTTTTCTGCTTCGCGTATGGCTTCCCTGAATCTGAAACGTAAACGATCGTTACCGTGTATTTCAGATTTTACAGACACCGATGGTTTTTTATATATAGTTTCAAGTATAGTGGTACGGATTTTGATACGCCTGTACTTGTAAATATCATGGGGTTGGTACGATGCGCGTATCATCTACACTATTATGTATGGGTATTTTTTACGCTCTTCTTTTGTGCGCATGAGTTGAACCAAGCCAAGAAATGTCATGAGTACGAGTATCGCATCTTCGAAATCTCGAGTCGCGGAAAACGAAATCACGAATAAAGACACCAACTTAAACCAAGTGCTCGATGTAAATCTCTTTAATATTTGTGGTGCTTCACTGATTGGATTAATACCAAACATCGTGTGCAACAAAATTAGTATCCCATACAACGTGTTATGATTCAGTGTACTATCGATAGATGGATAAAAATTCATGGACGCTATCTTCACACCCCCGTAAAGGGATGCAGCTATGACAGGTATGAGAATAGCGGTATTCTGGAGAAAGGCCATTTATATATACTAACATTAATTTTTACATATGGGGTGCGTATGTAAAAATTAATATGCTCTTAGCGGGGCTCGAACCCGCGACTTTGGCGTGCCTTTGTGAGAATGAACTCACGCGAGTATACTATCGTATAAGCACCACACTCTGACCAACTGAGTTATAAGAGCTCGTCTTTCATGTATAGTACACGCATTACATCTTTAAACTAGTTGTACGTACTAACGATGTCGATGTATGTGTCTTCATCAACGAACGTTTTCAGAATATCCACGATGGCTTCATTACCACTGCACACAGCTCCAACAAGACCCGGATACGCCATGACCTCCATGTATGCGTGAAAGAAGTTACCGAGTGCGGTTTGGCACGTATTGATAAACGTCATAAACATCTCGAGTGCGAGCTCCTTGTCCTCTTTGATCGCAATCCAATAAATACTAAAGTTTTCATAATTGTCGTTTCCATTTCCAGCATCTTCGTACACGTGATTTGCGTGTTCAAGGATTTGGTGTTCGAGCTTTCGAAGCCTGTCGAGATCGCCGTGAATGATAGCGCGTTGGAGTTCCATTTTGTATTACTGAATGGGTCAAGGGGTATCACTTAGGACTATTTTCGTGTTTTATTCTAACATGCGCTTGTGGTTTGTAGCGAGGTGTTTCTTTGATAAGGCTCGTATGCATTTAGTATTTAGTTTTTTACAGGAGGGTATCATAAAAACCGCGTCTAACATAAAGAAGGAGTATGGAAAACTGGGGACATCAAAGACCAATACCAGAAGAGGACGTTCCTTGTAATAATTTCACGCACGTAATGATCGTCGTGGTCATAATAGTGAGTTTTGGTCTCGTATTGTACTTTAAGTGGCATTAGTAATCATACTCTATCAAATTCCTTTGAACTTCTACTGCGAGACCTCGATCGCGTACGCGTTATCCAACGAGCCATCGCATCCCTCACCCTAGTATCTTTTACGTAGATGTCCTCATCTATAACACTTAGACCGTTACATACGTCTGGTTTGTTTTCTTTGTCTGGGAATTCGCGGTTAAATTGGCATATGGTGCGATAAGGTATATCGGGAGCCTCGTCTAACAATCTATCATACTCTTGACGTTGTTTTGTCACGAATTTCATGGCGTTAGATCTATGTTCTATGTCTAATGAAAGTTCCATGTCTATGTTCCTATAAAACTTTGAATATTGTACACACATGGATGAATGCGATTCCCGCATAGTCGAACTATTACTAAATTTGGATACGGACGAAAGTATACCCGCTAATACGTTTAATACGGCGAATGTGTATTGAAAAATGATAATGTTCCTCTTCATCTCGGGCGAAACATTATCATCACTAGGATTGAGTACGGCAAAACCACCCACACCTGTAATGGATGATATGATGATACACGGATACATGAGTGCATCCGTTAACCATTTGTAATGAAGACGCGCGTGGTTGTGTAGCCAACGATACCCTGCCGCCTTTTCCGCCCACCTGCGGAGAAGGCGCTCCTCGCGCTCACACCACCCGTTGGGACAAGACGGGGCGACGATGTCCATTATTTTACGCAGAGAAATTAAGTGCCTGACGCCTCGCGAGACGGTCGACTTCGTTGTTCTTTTCATTCGTGGAGTGTGCCTTGACCCACTCGATCGTGACAAAAATGTTTTGATTCATGAGCTCTAGTAAGCGCACCCATAATTCTTTATTGGCGACGTCATTACCAGTACTTGTCTTCCATCCATTTGAGACCCATTTTTTAGACCACTCCGTGAGTCCCAATTTTACATACTTACTATCCGTGTAGATAATGACATTACGTTCATTTAATTCAATACACTTTTCGAGAGCCCGAATAACAGCAGTCATTTCCATGATATTATTCGTACTCGCACGAAATCCACCTTCAAGTGTGAACTCGGGGTCATAACACTTCGCCGCCCATCCACCCGGACCCGGATTATGTAAACAACTGCCGTCTGTATATATTTCTATCATACTTACACGTGTATCGGTTTTTAACTTTAATATGCATTCGCTTTGTAGCCATATCCACTATTATTTGATATGGATTGCGTATTAAGAGGTAATTGGTTACCAATGTTGCGATTATAGAGAGGTATCGGTTTATAGGTATTCATTTTAGCTGTACCGTTTTTAGTTTTATCGAAACGCACGAAATATACGATTGCCAAGATGAGTACCACAACACCCACACCGATTATGATGACACCCATATTAGATCTCGCGGGCTGTGCACCTTTTACCTCTTGGACTTCGGTGACTCTGACTGGTTCTACTGGAAGTTCTGGTTGTTCCGGTTGTGATTCAGACATGTTTATATTATGTACACAATAAAATTTAAACACGCGGTTTACGTTTTAAATTTTATGGTTTGATTTTGTCTATAATTAATTAAACTAAAACGAATTTAGTTGGAGAAGGCGAGGCCCCCCATACCGGATTGGATGCGGAGGACGTTGTAGTTGGTCGCGAACATGCGGAGAGTGGTTTCCGCGATGCCGGCCTTCGCCTTGATAGCGACTTGAGCATTGTCAATACGACTGAAATTACAGGTCCCGGTTGGTTGGTGTTCTTCTGGCTTGAGCGCGAACGAGTACGCGTACACACCGGGCGCTGGGGAGCCGGAGTGGTGAACGAATGGTTGCACTTGGTTGAAGTACTTACCGGATTGTTCCTTGAATCGGTCTTGGCCGTTGAGGACCAATTTGAAGGTGTCCAAAGTACCGTTGTCATCTTCGGAGAACTTGACGCCTTTGCTGAGCACGAGTGGGGCACCAACGAGCGAATCGGAGATGAAACAGTTAGACACGGTGCCGCGCGCGACGTTGGAAGTGACGGTCGCGTGGGCGTTGGCGGTGCGCCAAGAATCCTCACCGGTATCGAGGCAGAA